AAATAGTGACAATATTGCCTTCTTCATCTGGGATAGCGGTCAGCAATACACGGACGCCGTCAAGTTTAGGCTCAAGACGTTTGATACCTTGCATCTCTGGACGACCTTCACTATTGGTTGCTAATTGACAACCAAAGATTGGCACTTCATATTCAGTACCTTTACAAATCTTATTGATTGTCTTATCACTGATACCTGCTCGTAAGTCTCTACGCAACACCGGCGCTAAAAATGTGTTCCATTCTTCACTATCAAATCGTTCAGCCATGTTTTGTACAGCATCACGTGCCGCATGACCTGTTAACTTACGTTGGCTAAGTTGATACATTAACGTATTGAATTCATCCCATGGATTTTCTGCGTCAACAATACCTACAGTATCGGGCACTTGACGAATACCAAATGTAACATAGGGATTATAACAGGCGTTAGTAAGGCCCAAGAAAATTTGACTAATACGATTGCCTAGGACACTTGCCTCGAGCGCCTGCAAAATCACATCTTCTTTATGAAGGCGACTATCGCTCTCGTTTAATTTATTAATCCAACTTGCACTCATTCTAAAACTCCGTTAAACTTCACGACGGCAAACAAACTCAACTACTGCACCTTGCTTGAGTTTATCCAAAGCATTTTTTTCTACTACTACCTTAAATTTTTCACATTCGTTGGCTGTGTAGAATGTATCAATTCTAGTCTGTTTCATTTCAAGCATGCCATTACCAGTAATGAAGGTAAGTAAAATTAAGTGGTACATTACTTAACCTGCTCTTGCACGATAAATTTTGTTTTCTCAACGCCGTTATCAAGCATTTTAGCAATGCCAGTAAAGCCTACTGTTGCTACTACAATACCGAAAACAAATGCAATAAGATGGCTCATAAAAACTCCTGTGTGAAAGAATGTATATAGTATACTATAACTAGGATATAATGTCAAACAACCTTTACCCGATTCAATTGGGTTAAGTTGTCACGATGGGCATGGGCTTTGACAGTACCGAAAAATTTATATGTCTTTCCAATTTCAACATTGTTGATGTGGTTGTAAGCAAAAAATACTGCCTGATCGTCACTAGTAATACCGGTTACATAGTTAGTATTCCACTTTTGACTATACATGGTCTTCAAGATTTCGATAGTAACATTAACCTTATCACCAACTCTACCTATGAATCCACCAGTAGCAAATTTAACTCGCTGGTCAACACCATCACGCTTAACACCGCGCTCATAGCAACTTGGCAAACTTGCCATAACTGCTACATCATAATTACTTTCAATGATATCACGATTGGCAATAAGCATTGCAGTGTTATCAAACTCACTCAATTTAATTCCTTTGAGAATTTTAAAAGTAAATGCTTGATAGTACTTGCGAACCGTTTTAGCCTGCTCACGATCCTCGTCAGTAATTTGTGTAGTGTCTGCCAACAATAACTCTACCAATTGGCGATTAGATTTTTGATCCATACTAGGATCAGATTCGGACAATATACTCAGTTTAACATACGCACCATTGACTCGTTGGGCCTGACAAGCCGCGGCCCAAACATCATCGGCGTTAAAATTCAGTACAGGTTTCTGATATTTAGACATGTTTACTCCTTAAACCAAGCCAACTCTTTAGCAGGGTAGCGGATGGAACCTTCGTAGTCCAACTGGCTCTGCTCGAACTCTGTAAGGTAGTCATCGGCTACGACACGGAAGTCAATGATGCTCTCGCGGAAATGATCGTTATAGCATTCAATCTGTCCACGTACAGCCATCATTACAGCAGTGGTATGGGCAGTGTTGCCACCTTTGAAATTCTTAACCACGTAGTCTGAGCCGCCTTTGGCTTTCCAGTATTGTGGGCACTCGTTCTTGCCGTCCCAATCATGGGCGCCGTAGTTCTCGTAAACCTGTGTAGTGATTAGTAGTTTAGCCATGATTACATGCTCCAAAAAGATTCGCTAGAGGGTGAACAGAAATACGGGGTGTCATACCGTTCCTTGTAAGTCTTACCAGTCATCATATTGCGCTTGGTAATCCAAGTCTCATGGGGCTCGACAATGAAACCCAATTTAGTTTTAGCATCAATCACAGCCTTGATGTAGGCCCTAGTGACTGGGGCAAATTCTTCTTTTGAAACAAGACGCTTACCGCCTTTGACACGTTTGTCAGATTTGTACAGTTCCAATGTGTATTCAACTAGTGCAGACATTTCAGCTCCTTTAATCAATCAATACAAGTATTATATACCCAAAACGATTTATTGTCAAATTCTGACACCAAATTTATTTGTTCTGCCGCAGTGTTTAGTACTACCGTGACAGGCAGTAACTTGCTTTGGACCTTTTTTTGATTTGACAATTTCGATTTGTCCACCTTTTGATAAGAATTTAAGTACTGCATCAGTACTACTTTTGGCAAGTTCTTGTCTGTTACTCATAAACGCTCCTGTAATCAATCAATACAAGTATTATATACCCAAAGTGATTTATTGTCAACCTTTGGGTAATGCAACATTAAGTATTACCTTTTATCACAGTATTCAAACAGGATCCACTTAGCACGATTCAGTGCTTGGCGAACATCTTCAATGACCATGAAATCATACGACCCGCCGTTGTCATAAGCAATCATTTCCTGACAATCGGACATGATGCTAGCGGCCATCATAGCAGGACCTGAATGACGAAAAGTAAGACTTTGTTCTACAGCCTCTTTCATCTCGGCTTCGGTGACTCCGTACATGCGAATGTCACGTTTTTGGCTTTCGCTCAGTGCATCATAAACTTGGGTCATTGATAGCTCCTTTAATGAATCAATACACGTAGTATAGCAGAGTATCCATTTATTGTCAAGTTTTGGACAAAAAAAAGCCCCGACTAGCGGAGCCTTTTTAGAACTAAAAGTATTACTTTTTCGTTGTAGTACTTTGATTTACAAAACTATACATTTTTTCCGCAGTTTCTAGGATTTGCTCTAGACCAGGAAAGACTGGCATTTCAACTGTATTGACTAGTTGACCTGTCTCAGAATCTTTTTTTGCACTTAGTTCCCAACCAGCAAATTTCATGCTGTACTCTTTTTCTACAAAATCTTTAGCCATTCCTAGGACATCGCTACGAATCTCGTATCCATTTTTGCTGAATTTTACTTCAGGCATTTTTGGTGTGTAATCTGACATGTTGTCTCCTGTGTTTGTATCTGAATTATATAACTGGTAAGATTGAATGTCAATCTAGTTTGGGTTTATCGACCCTTGAGACCAGGATCGGATCTGTGTTTCTTAATAGCTTGAATGGCTTCTAAGATGCTGTTTAGTAGTTTTGCAAACATAATTATTCTGCTTTCTTACTAGCGGCTTTTTTGGCTACAGTTGGGAACTTCACAGTTTTGGTAACTTCGTCAAAGAATTGCTTGCTTGTAACGATTAAGCCAACTGATGTAACAAAGGACATCATTGCATCAACGTGACGCTTTGTGTAATCTGCTTGGGAATCAACGAATGCATTCATTGCTTTAGCAATTCCTTCGTGTTGTACGAAAGTTGTTACGAATTGCTTTTTGGCTTCTTGGACCGCATCAATGGCGGCGTAATTGAAAGTGTTAAACATTTTTATCTCCTGTGTGTGTTTAAAAGTGAGTTTTTATACAGAACTCATAACTGCATTAATATTTATGCCTGTTTATCTGATTTATAGATTTCTCTATACTTTTTTAGAGCAAGCACTCTAGCAATCAGTAATCTATTCTCTGCGTATTCGGATATCGTATCATCTATAACTTCTTCTTCAACCAGTTTAACTTTACGATATCTGGTACATAGAGCCTCATCATCAAACTGTAGGAGATTTGGATCAGCCCCTTGTTTGATTAATGAGTATCTTATTGGATTACTTCTTAGTAGTTTCGGCTTTTTGATCCTTAGCGGGTGCGCTTTTGGGATCGGCTTTCTTTTCTGCCTCCTTGTCAGCTTTCTTCTTAGCCAATTTCATTTCGCCAGCTGGTGCTGTCGGTGTAGCTGGGGCAGTTGCTGCCGGTGCGGCTGCAGGGGCTTTTGCTGGTTCAGCGGCGAAAGCAGATACTGCAACTAGGGTAGCAATTAGAGTAGTGATTAGTTTCATTTTGTGTTCCTTTGAAGTTAATGAATTCGTAGATTTTTTTTGTCTACACATATATAACGCGGTAGCCTGTAAAAAAGTTTACATCAACCACCACGACCGGTGCGTCTTTGCACACTACTTCCACCGAAACCTTTTGTGTTAGGTTTTGGCCCTTGTTTCTTTGGCGCCTTACCTAATCCCGGGTGAAGTTCATTGTTATTCTTTTTGGCTTCATTAGCCATATTAATAAACGGGTTCTTGCTTTTCTTTTCTTCTGTCATTTTTTTACCTTTATTGAATGTAAGTAACTATCTATATCACCGTACAATTTAAGTAGCATAGATATTCTGCTATCATATAGCCTGATAAAAGGTTTGTGACCTTTATCACTTTTATTTACATCAATATAGTAGGGGCATTTGATTTTTTTGTCTAGGTCTAATATGAAGGCATACCAACTATATTTTTTAGACACTTGAAAGTCATGGTCGTAGTATTCAATTTTGGCAAATCTAAATTCCAAATCGCCGACTTGAGTAAGTCTTAATCCACCTCTAGGATTAAACCACCATTTTTTTATCGCTTCTTCATATGACCAAGCATTGCCAATTGAATGGTCTAGTACAATCCTAGTTAGTTGTTCTTTGTACTTTACATTATTCATCTGGATAAACGCGGGTGCCGTTGTTCATAAACACCACCGTAAATTTATCAGTTTTGAATTGTGTATTCAGTTTACGGCATAGATTTCTTGCATGACCGGGGTTACTAAAACTTGTTTTTTTATATTTTGGAACGGCTTCACTATCTAAGTAATGTTGACTTTTTAAGTTGATAGGTTGGTTATCATAGAATACTGCCCATATACCTGCGGCTTCTACAATTTGGTCACATTTGTATGTTTCTTTATCAACTATTTCTAGTATTACTTTAGGTTGTGTTCTGCTCATTGTTTACCATTTGCCACCGGCCATTACGATAGTAACATCCTCAGTCTTATTAGTTTGACCTCTTTGGTCTAAAAGTAATACCATAATTTCGTCACGCATTTCTTTAGCATCAGTGATCGGGATTAATAATTCACGGGATTGGCGTGCCTCTGCACTGGCCACTTTATCTATGAATTTTTTAATTTGACTCATTATATATTTATGCTAACAAAACCTCATCCTCTGTCTTAAAAGGACCTGTATAGTCATATCTTTGGACAAAAATGTACTTTGGACAGAAAATCTTTACATATTCCTCATTTTGTTTGATTCCGAACCATCCTGCAACATAATAACACTTGCTTTTTGGTGTTTTGGTAAATATATGTAGCTTCCGCTTTACATCATAAAAACTGTTGTAAATACGATTACCACTAGTGGGATAGATAGCAAAAGGAGGAACTGATTGCTTTTCTTGCTTACCTACCTTTTCAAACTCAATTTGTTTTGACTTTTCAATTGCTTTGGTACTACTGTACTTTTCAACAGTATTATCCATAATTACTTGATATTCACTTCCCTCTTGAATTACATTACCTACTTTTTTGTCACCATCGGTGACTACCCAATATTGATTTTTAATAATTGGTTTAGCGACTAGATTCATCTTTGTTATCCTTTGTTAATTCTGCTACAAACAAGAAATGTTCGTAGGCTTTTCTAACTGCTGGTACAGCTAATAGCTTCTCAGCTTCCACTGACATTGCCTTGACTGCTTCCTCACAGGCCTCTCTAGCACTGGGCCACTGCAATGCATGCCTTTCATTTCCAAATGCTTTGTTCAATGCTTTCCAGCAACGCAATTGTTCTTCTGTTAATTTTGTTTCTTTATTGGCAGCACGTATATCACTAGCCTTCATTAATGCCAAACTAATTGCATCTTCTGCTACACGACCAGCCGCAATCATTGGTGCATATGCAGGGTTTACATTGTACCGTGTGCTTTGCCCACCGGGATAGCATATTACAAGATGTGCCCCTGCAGGAAACGCATCCATAAGTGTTCGGTCGTACTCACGCACTGGTACGTATCTACGACCTACTTTTTTATAAAAAATTGTTTTCTCGCTCATTGTGCTACCAAATTACCCTGGTATGGTTCATTCAACCAACGTGCATAGATTTCAGCATTTTCTGAAAGTTTTGTAAGTTCATACTTACCGCAGAACTTGAGAAAGTGTGCGCCCACTTGCGGAGTCATAGTTGTACGAACACCATTGCGAATACAATCGTCAACTGCTTGTTTAATATCATCAGGTTGTGCAGACAGATCAATCAAGGTACGATTCCGTTCATAATCATCTCTAACACGATGCTCAACATTGTCATGGTCCAGCCAGCGGGTCAACATCATCGTGTTCCACGAAAATCCTTGCTTATGTCTATCAGCATACGCTTCCATGAGCCCTACTTTATTTTTGCTACCCTTTTCACGCACACCTGGATATGCTGAAAAAATATTGTCACTACTATCACCCCGCATACATTTCAGGAATAATAAGTATTGCGGATCACCTAACAATTTAGGTTGTTTAGTTTTCTTATCTAGAACCGGCTTACCTGAATCTTTTAAATATCCGCCGAGTGTTACAAGTTCATTTGCGACACCCGAATATCTTGAAACTTTTTCGGTAATTAATTGATCAAAATCTGTATCTGTCGAAATTATATAGTGTGTATCTTCTGGATGCAGATGGATGAAGCGGGCAATCAAATCGTCAGCTTCTGCTTGTGGATACCTTAGCACAGACACATTAGTTTTTTCCTTGAAAAATGTTGTCAGAGATTCATACGTGCTCCAAAACATGGCTGATTCTTCAGCCTCAGCCTCAGTAACTGATTGTGCATCAACTACACGATTCTTTTTGTAAGGTGCATACAAATTTTTCCGAAACGACCTACCTTCTAAGCAGACCACAACGTGATCGATTCCGTATTTGCGAACAGCTTGATTAACACTAGCAAGTGTTAAGTGAAGGGCCATGCCGATTTTTTCTTCTAGTGTAGAGTTGCGACTAGCAACGTGTCTAGCACGGAAGAAAGTGTTGGCAGTGTCTATGAGTGCGTATTTCATGTGTCTATTATACAGTAATTTTGTTAATTTTGCTAGGAACCATTTTCCCATTTAGTTTTTTATAACTTTGATTCCAATCTTTATGAATGTCTGTTTTGAACGCTGACAATGTAGCACAAACGTATGCAATATTTTCCGGGTTATTATTATAGTGATTATTATCTTTGTGTTCACGAACCGAAGCACTTTTATCAGTATTAGACAAGAATTCTTCCAGTGTCACGTGTCCATAAGTCTTGCAATAAGTTTCATACACATTTGGTAAGCATACAGGTAACCCATTTGTATCACGCTTACAGTTACCACAGAAAGTACCTTTAATAAAATTAGACATCTCCGGTGTCAATCGACTGATTGTATACCCGATACTATTTTTACCGGTACATGAATCTTGCAACCCATCAAACAAAAATTGTTTACCCGATTCTAAATTCATTGTGTGTTTCAACCGATAATCCATTACTGTTTCATCAATGTCATCATCATCTTCATCATCCGCATTTACACGGCTAGCTAACAATTCACTTTCTTCCGGAACAATACTATGACTCCAATTCATTAATGCGTAATATGTAGCAAGTAATGCTTTTTGGTCATAATGAATGTCAAGTCCAAAGATAAAATCTTTAGCTACTTGGTGACTGCGAAAAAAAGGCATACGTGTTACACGACCTAAAAACTGAGACCAATTATTATGTATCAATTTTTGAGCAGGAGTACGTGCAATAATAGCGTGTGTCAACGTAGGTACATTAATACCAACACTTGCTTTGTCTTTAGTAACAATAACTACATTTTTATCAAGACCCACTGTGTTAATGATTTTAATCATCTCTCCCATGTCTTTGATTTTCTTTCCATTGAAAGTCATTTCAACTAAATCAGCCAATATCATATTATTTGCGTTAACAAATCTAGTAATCAAGTCAATACAATCCTCATATTTAATTCCATTAGTAGCATTGTTGCGACCAACCTTAATAATCATATCAGGACAAACATACGCAAATTTAGAATCATTGGTAGTATCTAACACATTCCAAGTAGAATCAGTAATGCTATTATGTAATGCATCGACACTTTGGCAATGATTTGCAAATAGTTTTAGCCCAATTGAAAGCATTTTACCAAAGTCCCAATTATCGTTAGTTACCGCAGACACAGGGGTAAAGTCAGCAAACGTACAAGTTAACGGATCCTTAGGCATTTGTGGCAATCGTAGAAAAATCTTACGACCATCAATTGTTTTGCCCTTTTGGCTATTTGTTAGTGTAGCACTTGTACCAATAATATTGTTGCCTACCTTACGAAAAGCATTTAATGCTTTAAAAGTTGACAACTTTGCCTTTTTGTTGTTAACACCAGTACTAGGTTTAGTATCACGGCGTGAGGGTACCCCGGTTTGACTATGAGCCTCATCATCAAATACAGACCAAGCACCATGTGTTTTAGCACTTAAATGCCCTTTAGTAAAAGCATCTTTATTTTCTAAAAACATTTTTTTAGTAATTAAAAACACATTGACACAATTTTTTGGTAGTTTCAATTTACCTTTGATATATTTTTTACCTGTTTCTTCGTCAATGATGTTGACTGGCTTGCCTGCAATAAGTTGCATTGACATAACATCGTGTGCCATGTCACGTGTTTGTTTTACAAGTCCGGCATCAGGTGCCATATAGATGTGATTATAAAATCCCATACGAATTAACTCAGGGAGAATATAATTAATCAAAGTGAATGTTTTACCGTCACCGGTATCAGCCGCTACTGTGATGATGTTGGAAAAATTAGTTGCAATATTTACTTTTACTGCATCAATAACATTATCAAATAGATATTCTTTTTGTTTGTCAGAAAGCAAACCCATCGGTACAAAAGTATCAGTAACCACATTAACTCCTTGAATTAAAATATATGCATATTATACGCAAAAAATGATTACTTGTCAACCTTTTTAAAAAGAATACTTTTATATTAAGATGCAATAACTTTGTCCCATGAACATTGATACTTGTCCCACCACCTACCGGTTGGTTGGAAAGTACTGAACGTAATTTTTATATTTTGCCCTTTTACTTTAGAATGTGCCTCGTATGGTATTTTCATAAAAAATAATTTATGATAAATGTCACCTCGATAACACATACAAACTCGCAATGTTCCTATTTTGTTTTGAATTCCAATAGTAGCTTGTCGTTGGTCGGCGTCCTGATATCGACCAGCAAGTGCAAATTTAGCATCAGTTCCATCTTTGAAGTCCATACCTTTTTGATTGCGTTTTTCACAAATCATTGTATGCGGCATGTGTTTAGCTAATACCTGTTCCCAAAAATAACCGGAACTGTTTTGGTCTTCAAATATTTTCTTCAATTCATGTTCCTGTATTGCAGGGTCCTTATATAAATCATTCACTAATTCATGTAAAAATTTAGGATTGAATTTTGGTTTTACATCATCTGAAAAAAAATCAAGTTGTTCCATTAACTAACCTCTGTTCGCCCGTTACCCAAATCACGTTGTTGCACTGGTCTAACATCACGGTTGGTAGGATCCGCAACTACCTGCTCATAGACTTCAAGTGCCACATTGCGACAAATATTTTGAAACCAACGATTGACCAAATCAATGTCAGTATCAGTATCTTTGTATTTGTAACCAGCACGAACCAAATTCAAAATGAACTTATCGTTCCAGTCTAATTCAAATGCACCACTATTGATATCATTGGGATCGATATCCATACTCAATATATTAATATAAGGTTCTCCTGCTTGTGTAGCTTTTTCTTTAGGAGACATTTCTATGACTGGTTTCTTTTCTTTAGGCTTGCGAGGTTTGCGAGGTTTCTTTACCTCAACAGTTTCTACAACCTGCACAGGCTCTACAACTGTTTCTGTTGGTTTCTTTTTAAATCTATCAAATATTCCCATATTCTTTTGCTCTTTCGTATAATTTAAAGCTGGCAAGGTTCTTTGCTTTTGATTCGCACATTATATCAAAATAATCTAAGAATGTCAATGCCCAATCATTACACGCATCATTCCAATAATAATCGCTATGTGCCCGCAACTTTTGTTTGTTGTGTCCACTTTCCATTAACGGAAAAAGAGCGGGGCGACATGATCTGGAATGGCCTGTAAGTACATCATCACGACTGACGGAGTAATGCATAGTAGGACGAACGCCGCGCCAAGAATCAATAACTTTTTTAACACGGTCATCGTTCGGCTCAATATATTCTCCACTGTTGACCCAGTGATGATGGATGTCCATAACGATTGGAACCAAATCTGCAATTTCAAGAACTGTGTGTAAGCCATGTGTAATTTCCTCATTTTCGATTGTAAGTGTGTTTCTCGCTTCGGGCGAGAGTCGTTTGTAGGCTTTTCTGATACCATCGGGACCTTGACGGCCTGAGATATGTACATTGATTTTAATGTCTTGAAATTTCTGACCATATCCCATCCAGCGAGCCATGTCACAATGGTATTCAAATTCTTCTATACTCTTATTTACTACTTCTGGACGATCACTTGCTAATACCACAAATTGATCAGGGTGAAAGCTAAGACGAACATTATTGTCTCTAGCAGTCTTACCCAACGGGGCAAACCAATGTGCAAGTTGATTTTGAACATCAGTAGATTTCCAGAACTCAGCATAATTTTCATGTGTGTAAAAACTTAGCATGTCACTAGTGACACGTAACATACGTAATGGTTCGGGTAGACTTGCTACCTTTTTAATCAACGCATGAGTATTAAGAATGTTTTTCTTAGCAACATCAATAATCTTTTCTTCCACAAGATTACGCTTGTTGCGATTGGCCCATGCCATAGTAGTACCACCAGTGTTAAGTCCTTCAACACTAGCAATCTCACCCTTCTTGTTGATTTCGGCAAATTTACACGCAAAGCCGATGCGTTTGATAGGTGTAGTCATGTATAAGAGTATAGCAGGTAATTGATTATTTGTCAACTTTTAATAAGTCTCTGAATTCATACATTTTTTTCATGTAGGAGCTAGGATTGTCTAAAACACTTATGGGCAAGTCACCTTGTCTGCGTGGTCCTATTTTAGTCAACAAGTCAATGTTTTTGATATCATTTACTTCCCTAAATAGATTTACAATCTCTCCTACCGTATGTCCTACTCCGTGTCCTAAGCATTCCATACTATTAGAAGGTTGTTCAATAGCTAATTTTAATGCTTCGCATATTTCCATAACATGAACATAATCACGTACACAAGTACCATCAACTGTATCATAGTCATTACCAAATATAGTAAATTCTTTAGTACGCATAGCTTGAATCAAGTTATAGAATAATCCATCTGGATTGGTAGGTTCTACTACTGTACTCCCGATCACATTGTAGAATCTAAAAATAGTGTAGGGTACATTATTTTTTGTACAGTATTCACGTATACAATCTTCGGCTGCTTTCTTACTGGTGCCATATGCACTTTGACAATACTCTGCGGCACCAGTACTTGCAAATATAAAATTCTTTGTTTTGATTCCATTCAGTACATTGAGAGTTCCTGTTAGATTGGTCATATAATAGTTACTAGGCATCTTCTCACTCTCACCCACATTTACTAATGCAGCCAAATGTATTACTGTATCATACTCTCCTTGAAGGTAATGCATAGTTCTGATATCACAATTAATAAAATGTTTGATATCTACTCTAGGGTTCATTGTATCTAACCCGTATAACTCATACGTATCCTCTAACAATTTAGTTAGATGACTACCGATGTAGCCTGAGTTGCCTGTGATTAAAATTTTCTTCATATAAATTCAAATAGACTTACGCCTACTTCCTCTTCTTTTGGTTTAAAACTTGGGTCTTTACTTAGATAAGAATTATCATCAGTATACCATACATTGATAAATTTGTACCTGTTTGCTAATACTGATTCAAAATCTTCACGTGCCAAGTGACTACGTTTTAATTCTTTGATGTAATCGCTATACTTAACAGTTTCGTATGTGTTAATTTTTGCGGCATTTGTGTTACTACGCTTACCATTAAATTTATCTAAGAAATTGATCCATTGTTCTGCCACATCGTTATCTAATTTTTGTATATAAGCCATTGCATCTTTATGTTGCATAGTGCCATATAATTCTTTAATTTTTGTAGCGGCATCTTTGATGTTAACTTTGTGGAAGAAACGACTATCAAAGTTATCTGACCAATCTTGTGTATCTAACACAACACATGGCATGTGACTCACACATTCTAAGAATGCAAATGGATAGTTCTCTCGTAAACTTGGCATAAAGAATACGCTGGAACTTCCTATAAACTCTACTTTTTCTTGACCAGTAATGCCTGCTTTGATTTCATAGTCAGTGATACCTGCTTCAGCAAATGCTTTTTCAAATTTCTTAGCACCATTACTGTTAGTCATTACCTTACATGGTAATTTACATTCTTTCATTACACGAATATATGCTTCGGGATTCTTACCTTCTTCCCATCTACCGATAAACAATACTCCATTACCTGTGATAGGTACTTCTTCAAGTAAACCACGCTCACTCATTGGCATGGGCAATTGAACACAATTAGTTGCACCATGTTTAGTTAACTCGTTGATGTTCTTTTGACTTTGCGTACCGATAATGATATCAGTAAACTCCATATGCTTATTATAGAAGTTATGATAACTATCCAAGAACACATCACTACCTTGGCTTTCACGGAAAATCATGCTATGTAAATGCGTATAGAATACAACAGGAATATACTTGTTAACAGTCATAGCATACGCCGCAGTCATTGCTTCCTGCGTATTACACACAATCATATCATAGATATTTGTTTCAAATGCCTTTAACAATGATTTGCGAAAGTTGATAATCTTTTCAAAGTTGATTGTATCACTAAATGCAAATGTACCTGTATGGTCTGTGTACTTAAGTGGATCAGTTGGGTAAATAATATTAGCACCTAACCCACTGATTAAATCGCTAAATAAATTAGTAGGTGCTTTGTCTAAGATAATATCAACTTTCCAATTGATACGCCCACACATCTCTGTGAAGCCTTTAGCAAATGAGCCAATGCCACCATGTGGGATAAAGTGTTGGTCGCTAATTAAAAATGCAATTCGTTTATTATATAATTTCATTGTTTTAGTTTCCAAATTAAATGTTCATGTTTGTGATGCCAACGATGCTCTATAATTGAATCACCCGGCCCTCTTAATACACTGGTTCCTCGATAAGCATACTCTAGCCACATTTTTCTACCTGTTATATAGCACTGAGTTGGCCACCACGCAAATTTAAATTCCCATCCAACGCAACGGCGATAAAACCAATCGTCTTTACCTATACTTGGATTTGAATATGTTATACCCATCAATTTAGACCCCACTTTACTTTCAACCAAATACGCTCATGTATGTAATAATCAATACTGAGTAGTATATGAAGTGCTGTTGCAAATCCAGTAGCATTAGTAATGTCACCTGTAAACATATATGTCCATAATATAGTAAATAGCCATGCTGTGATCCTATACGTTAGCATTCTAACTAGTGTTCTTTTCTTTGTTTCCATTAAGTTCCCCATTCGTTTTTGAACAATGGGACTTGGAGTCGGTCTGAATATCGCCAGCCTTTTTGCATTGCGAGTTCCGCCACATTTCTATTATTAAGATTGTACACCCGCTCAACCCCACCGCATGGCATAAGATACACAGGACCACGAAAAGCCCTCTTACGATATTCATTGACTGCTTCCTCTGCCTCTTCGGCATCTTCTTTTGTAGCAATCACAAACTTAAGATATACAAATCCTACTTCACCGTAATCATGTATGACCTCTGACTTAATTGCATCTCCCCAACCCTCACCACTGATACTAAGTTTTGGACTTACACTAAATGTAATACAATTCTTTTCTCTGTTTCTTTTCCAATCACCTAGATAGTTTTTAACTTCTGGGTATAACATTTGTGTACCGTTTGTCTCAAATGTTAGTTCTTTGAGTGGTCTCATTTTTTCATGCGAAAGTAATTCTGGATATGATTTTTGCCATCCGAGAAGAGGTTCGCCACCGGTGATAACAAGATGCTCATCCAACCAACGACCATGAGGGAGTACATCAATAATGCTACTAATAATATCACTGGTAGTGCGATAAGGACTAAGATGCCTGAAACGAGGGTCCCAAGATGCATAACTATCGCATCCAGTGCTGACAAGTGGTAAGGATTTATAATCCGTATAATCTTCTGCTTTAATCGCAATAATGTTTCTCTCATTAGTCTTTTCCCCCTTTGGCATGCCAAAGCCGTCACATTTGAAGTTACACCCAAATGTTCTTAGAAAGACGCTAGGTACACCCATATAGCGACCTTCGCCCTGTATACTATAAAATAATTCTGATATTTTAATATCTGTCATGTTTCACCCAAAATTCAAGTGCCTTTGCAGGATAAATTTGTACAGACCCTTTTTCAGTATCACTTTCAACAGCATAACCCTCAGGAGTTAACTCAGTTGAATATGTACCAACAACAGTACCGTGCCATTGTGACCCGGAAACTTTCTTAACTAAATCACCTAATTTAAATTTCATATCTTTCACCAATGATGTATTACACCTGCAACAATAAAAAAGTTTGTGATAACGTATATTAACACAATTAAAGTACGAATGCAAGCAATACGGTCAGCTTCCTGATCCGTATTACCTGCTTTCTCTCCCAGGGCTTTTGCCCATATTCGCCAAATATTAGTTACTACTCTTAACAATGTTTTCTTCATCACTTGCCAATTTCTTTTGCAACTGACTTAACAATAAACCATAAGCGGGTAGAATAACTAACAAACTTACAAGTACTTTACTAATTGAATTGTTGGTTGCAACAATGTGCCAGTTAGCAGCCATAAACTCATTTGCGCCGCCTGCAAATGCAGTACCAAAGAATACATAAGTATCAAGGAAAGTTGATACTACTGCACTAATAGCAGGAGCATACCACCACGTTGCGTATTTTTCTCTAATATATTGGAATACATAAACATCAAGTAAGTTACTTAACAAATAAGCAACGCCTGATCCTAAACCAATCCGAAACGCTACTGAATCAGGCGCACCGCCCATTTTAACAACAATCATTGATACAATGATAGCTGGAATGAATGCTAATGCAATAACTGCACGGCCAGTTTGTTTACCTAGCAACCGAACAGTTAAGTCAGTAAGTACAACTACTAATGGGAAAGTAAAAGCAGCCCATGCAAGTGGCGCGCCGAACACTTCAAATTTAAATTGTACAATATAATTGCTAATTGCAATAATAATAATGTGGGCTAGCATTAGCTTAACTGCTAATACTCTATCCACTCCGTTTAAAATTTTGTCTAACATAATTTTCTCCTTTTTAATTAAACAAGTCCTCATTCCATTCACGATGTCCTTCACGACAAGCCATGTTACTTTGAGTTTCACGGACTTCTACCCGATAACACCATAAACGCTCTGCCTCACCCGGTCCCCATAAGTCCGGTATGTAAACTCCATTAACATACTTGTAGAGCATGTCCGCTAAACCTTCACAACCTAATCTAGGAAGAATAGTAAGTTTAGCCATATTTCTTTGTTCTAGTAATTTGTATGTTTCTAGTTCAGGATCATCTTCTGCAACTAGTAATGTATGGTCAAATTGACTTTCTAAAGTTTTCTTTAATTCTTTTAGCCCACCGTAATCTGCCGCCCAATTACGAACATCTAAGTGGTCTGTACCAAAATAAAATTTCATACTGAAACTATAACCATGAATCATATTGCAATGACTGTCTGCACGCCATTGTCGATATGCACATGGGAAACTATCGTGATACTCTTTAGTTGACGTATATTTGTATTGTTTCGATGAACGCCATGGGTTTGAGTCAAAACCAAGTTGATTTAAGTTTGCCATATTTTTCTCCTATGTTAATTATAGCATAGGCAGCAGAATTTGTAAAGCGGGATGATGACCGTAGACCGCTATTCTTATTTACCTTTTTTGGCTTCAGCCTCAAATACTCGTTTACGCAAACTAGTAGAACTGAAACTATGGTCACGACCATTAAAAACAATTCCTATTCCACGCTGGTAACATGCCGCATCACCCGAGAATTGTTTACCTTCATACTCAATACCCAGTATACGTACATTAAGAGGTAATATCAATAACAAATCAACTAAGTCTTGTTCAGTTTGATAAACTACAACTTCATCTACATAACGACATGCACTTAATTGTATTTGTCGTTCTACAATACTTTGAATGGGCTTATTTTTTGTATCAGGTCTATCAATCGTTGGATCAGTTTGTAGGCCTGCAATTAGATAATCACAATGATTCTTTGCCTCACTAAGCATTGCAATATGTCCTGCATGTAGCATATCAAAGGTACTAAAGGTTATACCTATCTTTTTGCCATTTTTATTAAGTTTTTTAATTTTATTGAATATCATTTTTGCAATGTTCTCCACATAACTTTTTGCTCATGTTCTTTAAGAAACTCATCTTCACCTGAAAATGTAGGTGCATCTTTCATTATAGCATCTAACATCCATTTCAATTTATATAAATCTTTTTTAATTTCAAATGTGGTGAATCCGTCATTGTACGGACTATTCAACTCTACCCCACTCATATAGATTTGATGACTAACACTATTATAATCCATTGGTTTTCTAAATCCCATTATTTAAACTCCTAATTCTACGCCATATAACATCAAATGTATTTGGGTTCAACATAACTTCCCATCCTTTTGGAATTACTTCAGGAAAAAAATGTATCTTACCGTTGCTGTGTTTATACCATTTCATTCTTGTTTCCTTTGCGGATAATAGTAGTGACAGTCACTCCGATTACCATACCAGTCTCCAGCCATTCCACCTAAGTATTGTAAAGTTGATTTGGCTCGTTCTTCACTGCCGGGACACATACCCACAACCCATGGTGTTATTTTCCTAGCACGAATATATTGTTTGAGGTAGTGTACGCTTTGTTCACGGGCCCACATTATCAACTCCAAAGTGGTCTTTGGTCTTATTCATGAGTTTATGAAAATGCTCAATCTTACCTTGTTGCCATGTACGGTCAAAATCGTTGCAAGCTGTGGCTTTATATTTCTCACACAACGCAATCTCATGTGCAAGAATACCGATGAATTCATGCGTCATCAACTCGGCGAACTTTTTACATTCAGGCATATCCCAATGACCGATGCCAAACATATCTTTTTCATAGCCAGCCTGTTCGGCAAGTTCTTTAATTCGTTTGTTCATTTTTGTCTTGCAATTTGATAGAATTCTGCACGGGCTGCTGGATCAGTTTTAAATCCACCACCTAAACGTGTAGTAACTGTACTACTACCAGTATCTTCTACACCACGACTCTTAACACAATAATGTTGTGCGTCAATCATAACTGCAACATCTTCCGTGTCCAGAATATATTGTAATGTATGAAAGATTTGTTCAGTCAATCGTTCTTGGATTTGTGGACGCTTACTAAAGTATTCTACAATGCGATTGATCTTGCTTAAACCAAGTACTCTGTCTTTGGGAACATATGCCACAGTAGCAAGCCCATCAATGATTACAAAGTGATGTTCACAATTACTCTGTACGTTAACATTACGTTCACATACCATTTCGTTGTATTTCATTTTATTGTCAACAGTAGTACATTTAGGGAATGCTTCGTAATCTAAACCCCAGAAAATTTCGTTTACGGTCATTTTTGCCCAACGCTTAGGTGTTTCTTCTAAGCTATCATCAGATAAATCAAGACCCAAAGTCTCCATGATAGCTTTAAAGTGATTTTCAATGATATCAATTTTATCTTTGCGGTCTATATTGTTAGGTTTAATAGGGGTTTCAACTCCCATTTTAACTAAATGTTCGTGTACTTTTAATCCTAATTCAGGATTTGTTTTTGTCTTATTGTAACTCATAGATAACCCTCCGTTGTGAGTGTTTTGTTTTGACATTGTGCAACCTTTGTGTTGCACAAGTATTTATGCTTGAGTAGAAGTGTTTTGAATTTCTTCCAATGCATTATCATACCCACGCTGATAATCATCAGCGTCGGCCTCTGCATCTTCAATATCAGAATATGGATTGACAAATTTTTCTTTTGCAATTGCAGAATCATATCCTTGTTTATAAGGAGCTTCTGCGTATAGTTCAATTTTCTTTTTTGCCATGATTAAGCCTTTGCTTCTTTACGTGCAGTCTTTTCAGCAGTAATTTCATTACGGCGTGCTTTAACTGCTTTAGCCAACTCTGCTAATGCTTTACGGGCACGGGTGCCAGCGGCTGCATTACCTTTGTTAAACTTTTCATTCTCGGCATTGTATGCTGCCAAACTTGTTTCGATATCATTATGTGCGTTCATTTTTTCTTTCCTTTTTTGGGTTTAATTTCTACTGAGGCTATTGCCTCTTGCACTTCTTTCATCAATGCATCATCATCCCACTCTAGTTTTGTAGAACCATTTGGGTATTTTGTCACAGTTAGATGACTTCCTTTAATGACTACAGGTTCTAAATCGTAATATTCTTCCTTCATTACAACCTGGTCGTCAAACTGTTCTATGTCAGTTTTTTTCTTTTTACGTGTTGCCATATTTGCTTTCTCTAGTATGTTTGCGATAATCAGTTGACATACGCAACCAATGTTCACCTTTGCCTTCCATGATATCACAAATCCTATCGATAGTACCATGAGTCCAATCACTGATCTTACCCATATTGTCACTTGGCTTATCCAATAGTTTTTCTAGCTTGTCTAGGGCATCTTCTATTGACCAAGGAACATAAAGTCTGGTATGGTCATTAGAAAAAGTCTCAGGGAAAGACCTATAAGCAGGGTATAAAACATTACACCCAAGAGTATCTGCTTCACTGACTGTGTTGGAAACCCAATCTTGAAGGGCGCAATTAAACACGACACGACTATCATTAACGATATCATAGTAAGCATTTTTATTCAAATCCTCATTAATAGTTAATAGACCCTTTGCTTGCAAGTCATATGTACGTTGCATATAGCTTTGATTGTTACTACGTAGTTTAGCACCACTGCATATACAAAACTCTACGGGGCTGCCCGGGTGACGTTTATGCCATGCTTCAATAACATCCATATAGAAATCAGGTTGTTTTTCTTGATCCCATCTTGCACTAAACACCACACGTGGCTTGCGCTTATTCCAAGATAAAATCTTATTACCAACTCGTTCTTTAACTTCTTCTTTACTAAACGCAAGACCTGATATATTATAAATTGGGGCTTCCCAGCCTGCAATCTTCATGTGCATTACCATTTCTTCGTTACTAGCAAGAACGCCGTCTACAAACGAATCAACCATCTTTTCATAATGACCCATAAACTTAGACATACCCCATACATGAACAAAATCATCAGGATCAATGGACTGAGCAAGACAGCGAACATAAATCCGAGGCCTGTTAGCTTTGTCGATTTGGTTAAGAATATAGGGTAAAGATTCAATGCCTGGCTGAAACATATCTTCAAAGTAGATAACATCTTCATCATTAAGAAGTCCTTCTTTCATCCACTTGATTAGTGTCATTAGTTGTGACATACCAAAGTATGTACGACCATGTGCATCTAATACTTGACCGGTTACAATAGATTGGTCGGCAGTCAACGTGTCACCGGGGACTACGGTGTAGTCAATGCCTCTACGTTTGAACACACGCTCATTCCACTCTGTTAATTGCAGAGTATATCTTGCTTTATATGGCTCAAGGCCCATATAATATAAGGTTCTCATTTGCTATCTTCTGACCAAGAATTCTTGGGATACTTTCCTGCTAGTTGTTTTTGATGTTGACGATATGCAAAACTACGCATATCATAAAGAGTTGCCTCATCAAACTTATACCCGAAGTCTACACAGAATTCTTTGTATTTTTCCAAGTCATCAAAGATTTGATGTACACGGGGATTAGATTGAAATGTTGGTTTTGCCATTTTGATTTCCTTTAAATAGCGGTTGAAAGATAAGGTCTAATTGTATTGTAATAAGTCGTAGCACCGTTCTCACCGTCTTCGGAGACTGTGATTTCAATGTTACGATCTGGATATCTAGTAGCGATTTGCAAATACAAATCATCACTAATCATTTCACAACTTTTGTAATTCAATTCAAGTGTGCCGCCTTTATAGAGATTCTCTAACCAGCGTTTGAATTGAATAAACTCAATATCCCTGTCATCGTGAAATACTTCAATCGCCACATTAAAGTGAAAAATGTGACGATGTGGAGTTCCTAGAAAGCTAATATCATATTCATCACCCGTTGCGAGTGCTGGATCTGTTGCTGCCGCTGGGTATAAATGAATACCCTCTTTTTGAAATGTTACGAAAATCATACGTTTGGCATGATGTTTAATTCGTTGTCGCTTTTCAAATTCTGCTTGTTCTCTTTGAATATCCATTTTAAAATTCCTTATGTAAATGAAAATAGTTCGTTAAATTTAGTTAATGCATTGACTGTTTTTTTACCACTCATACCTTGACTACCTGATTGCATTTGCATCCAGAGGCTATTGTACTGTTCAATGACCCGATGACTGTCTTGCCTAGTTTTCTGCGAGAATACCTCGTTAACTACATCACGGAATGTAGTATTACTATTTTTTTGTATAATCATACTGGGCATAATACCTTGTTCATATCTTCGATTAGCCTCTTGTACTGCCACAATGTGTTGATATACATTATGACTTTGTAATAATGTATAACTCAATGTATCCCAGCTAGTTTTTGTTTCTTTACCATGTTGACCAATAAAGCCTTGTCCTCGATAGCACAAGTCCTTCATCAGTAGTTTATCAGTTACTGGACTGTCTGTAAAGACTTTATGGATGCCGTCAGCCAAAACACCATCGCTAAATTTGCGATTGTCTGTCGCATAGTCTTTATTCTCGGCAGTCTTTTCCATACTGTATGACCATTTTTTATTATGTTCAATACTGTTATTAAAATATGCTAGACCTTTAGCCGCACTAAAGAATGGGCTTGCACAATCAAATGTGATTTGTAATTTTGGATTATGATACTTACGAATAGCTTTCTGGATATCAGTAAACAATACTGCATATTCTAAAATTGATACACCCAAACAATGAATCAAGTCATGCTTACCTTCTTGTAGTAGTCCATCATAAATGATATCAACCATTCTACGCAACGTCAAATGAATATCAATCTTTGTTTGTCCCCCGAATGCCCAGCCATTAAAATGAGTGTCAGGATAGATGTTTGGATCGCAATACTTTTTCATTTCGTCATACCATTTATCACTATCAGTATGAGTACGACCTTGTAATACATTTAGAAACTTACATTTACCAGAACGATTGTTAATAAAATATTCGTTATTGATATGAGTAGCAACAATAGCATCGTCAACATCTCTAATGCCGTGTACACTATTACCTTGCTTATCCTTAAGATGAAAGGTTGTTTCAGATTGACTTGGGATATCTAAACACATGCCATAGTTCATGTATGTGTCCATCCACTTCAATACTATCTTACGTTTTTCCATTGCTTTAGGACAATTAGGATTCTTCCAGTCAGCAGGCCATTGACCTTTTAGAATCTGAAATCCACCTGAGTCTCCCAACATGAATGTATGTGGGTCACGTTCACGAATGATGCTTTCTGAATTGTCATTCACTGTTGTATCTAAGTTAGCATGACCAGCTGAATACAAACCCCATTCATAATAATATAGACCTTCTTTTTTATTAAGAAAGTTAAGTTTCTCTACATCATTGTTAAATCCTGCGGGTATACGGTTAGTGTCAAAGTAAGATTCACCCTTACGTTGTTTACCTAAGCCACTAATATAGAAACTACTAACTGCAGGTAAGAACAATGCCCACTCAGGGTTATGTTGATTAGATAAGTTTGATTGTTCCATTAAACTGTTTCTTCTTTTTTGATAAGTGTTGCTATCATTTTAGCCTGATGTTGCTTTTCTTTGATTTGACTTACAAGGTCATTAATAGTAGGATTCGTTTTAGCAAGAGTTTCAAATTCTAATTCTTCGTCACGCTTCTTACGTGCCCAATGTATAATTTCCAGTATATCTTGATCTAAAGTCACTGTAGCGTAACTGCTGGGTAGCTGTTGCCAACCTGTGCCATTAAACACTTCTAGTTCTGCATTGTTAACACGTATCATACCCTGGATAGGATTATTAGCATTGGGATTAATATAAGGTAAGGCAGTATTACCCCCGCTTACCGTGACTCCGCATGTGCCTGTAAGTCCCTTAATCATTTTTGTTGTGCAGGTAGCAAATATCTGTAATCGCAAAGACCACTATCAACTGTGATTTCCATTGCACCCTTGTTGCTTAAACGCAAAGTTTTGTCACCAGTGAGATTTAAGATGTTCAATACTTGTGCAATAGGCCATAGAAATTTATCATTAATTTTTCCAGTAATATTACTTGCAAACACAAAGTTACCATTGTGTGATGATGGGTCGCCAAAATAAACTTTTAGATTATCATCCTCAACCATTGTTCTAAATTTAGTTTCTTCACTGTTAGCACTTTGTTGTTTCTTCAAACGTAGAATGCTAGCAACACTAGGCTGAATCTCAATATCCCAGCCACTGCCATGATAAGTTACTGCACGTACCTTGTCCTCAATAAAACTCTGCGCCGTGAAACGATAGTCGTTAACGAAATCTCCACTCCCTGTTTCAAAGTGAATACTGCTCAATGCGTTAGGGTCATCACGGGTACCTCTAATTACATTGATTTTAGCCTTCTCATCATATTCATCATCAAAACTAAGAATAGTTTTAAGTTTACCTAGATTAGGCATACCAACTACACCGATAAACTCGGGATGCGGATTCTTAAATGTGCCACTAAGAATAACACTCTTATCTTCTGCAATAGCATTGATAGTTGTCTCTGTATCTGTACCAGTTACCTTAACTAGTTCAATAAATCCCAATGCACTAGTATGTGCAATAATATCTTGTAAAATGTCTTTCATTTCTTTCCTTTGTATGTATAACACTATTTAGGTGTTCTATCTGTGTATTATAATGGAATATAATACGCAAGTCAACACCAGTTTAACCGAATGAGAATAAATCATCAAATGTTGATTTAACATCTGTACTATCTCGTATATCCCAATCTAATACACCTAATAGATTATCAATCTTTTCATCTACTAGAGTTTTTTCCATTTCTTCATCATCAAATGGCAATTCAGTAAACCATTGAGGTAATCGTAGTTCATCTGTGGGGTATGCTATGCTAGTGAAACCTAATGGATTTGATTTCAATTTACACACAATCACTTTCATACCATCAACAATTTTCATGCTATAGTTATCTGAATTAACTTTGCGTAGATAATTATAGTTCAATGAACCTCGTACATGTCCGGGCATATTAGCACGACCAGTTTTACTGTTAGCCTCTAGATTACCGTACGTTGTTAGTTTGTTAACACCTTTTGGTGAGCCTTTAGTCCAGCTATCCTGCTTAGTAAGTACTCGTTTAAATTCTTTGATTTTATCAACTACTTCTGCACGACCTTTACCGTCTTGAATTACCATGCACAATACATTCATTAAGAATTCTTGTACATATTTAGGAGTATCTGCTCGTTTCAAATCAAGACCCATAGCCTTAACATCACCTGCTTTACCTTCCTTATCCTTACGCTTGCCCTCTTTATCAAAGATATTGATAGCGTAACGTTTCTTTGTAATAAAGATAGCACGATCACCGATCAGTTCACGACCAGCTTTAATGATTTCACCATTCTTGCGTGGCGAATGAAATGCTTTCTCCATAAATGCTGGAAAACTTTCATTCGCCTGGTCAGCAATATTATCATATAATGAAATGCATAGTTCTTTATCCCATTGCAATTCACCATTCTGTATTTGTGTTTGCAACACAGGATAAGCACTAAAATAACAACTGTCAGTATCACCATAAACAATTGCATGTCCTTCGTGATTATACTCGCCGGTCACACATTCATTGATTTGGCTCATCATATGACGCACAATCTGCCGACCACTCAATGTTACTGATTGACCGATACGTTTATCATAGAATCTGCAATGCTCATTCAATAGTGCGCCATATGCAGAGTTAAGCAAAATCTTGCGTACCAGTTGTCGCTTATCCCAATACTCTCTGTCAGCTTGGGTCGTTGCTTCTTTTAGTTTCTTCTGCATTTCCTTACGATCACTATACCAACGAGTTAGCAATCCAGGTACAACACCCTCTTTCTCGTATGTAAAGATTGTGCCATTTGCACTAAGCATCCAGGGCTTATGATTATCAAAGATTAGTTTCCATATCTCTGCCGCACTCATCTCCTCACTACGACCATCTTCATAATCAAGTGTAAGCATAGTGCCACGTTCTTGGTTCATAATTGCGGTGTATTCTAATGCGCCAAATAGATTTTCCCAAAGAATACTTCCAGTAACTGCATCATCGCCCTCTTTGTGGCGTTTCTTTTCAGATGCAAGTCGCTGACCTTTATCCATCATAAATTTATCAGTTAGTGTTTGTCTGACTTGACCAATGATGGTTTCACCTGCCATGTTGAGGGCTCTAATAACCGAGGGGTAGAGCGAGTTGATATCAACTGCTCCGACGTATTCGTGCATACCCTTTTTGGGCGTAGCAACATAGGCACCTGCCGCTTGTTGGACATCTTCTGCATTTTCTTTCCTTCGTTTTTTATCTGGGACAACTAAACCTCGTTCATGCGCTTCATTGAAAATTGCCATTTCAATCATAGCTACAGAACCCATTACTGTTGGCAGTAATACTGTATTCTCATGTGCTAGTTGATTAGCTAATTCTAAGAATTTTAGTTTGTTGTGAATCTTAACCAACAACATAGTATCTTGTCTATTGTATTCAATAAACTTTTTAAAGTCTTTGTTATACAACTGGTCAAGTGTACCCTCGTATTGTGTTTTGTTTTCACCAACTTCCATTTCACCAATAGCATCTAGTTTATAACTATGGCGACTTTCATAATTGTACTTCTTATAGAGTTGCAAATAGTCCATGTGAATACGACCAACCAAATCATAAGTCTGTTCTGACTTACCAAATCGTTCATATTCTCTTGGCTTGGGTAGTTGACCCATTAAACAGAATTTGCGTGTATCGTCTTTGCTCATCACACGGGTGACACGATTAACCATGTAGGGTATGTCGTATCCTTCACTGTTCCAACCAGTCAACACATCAGCATCTTCAATCAATTCAAAAAATGTATCAAACATTTCTTTTTCAGAATTGCAAAGAAAACAATTAGGAAACTCTCTAACTATTTCCCAAGCAGTTTCAATGGTCATATGCTTAGGAGCAATAACTAGGGTAATACATTGGTCAAGCCAATCAAAATACATACTGATAGCAGTTACTGGATTGAATGGATCACTAGTAGGACTGAAACCTTTTTCAGGATCAAAGTCTACTTCAATGTCAAAGAAACAAGTGTGTAGTTTAGGTGCATCTACACCCAAATAATTTTCGCTTAAGCAACGAAATACAGGATTAACATCACTTTCAAATAGTTCTTTGCCACCGTGTATTCTACGTTCTTTTTCAAACTCTGCACGTTTGCGTGTACTGAATCTAGATACAGGATTA